TCTCTAAAGTTTCTGTATCAAATATATGGAATCCTCTACTATCTCCAGTATCATTAGCAAACATCTCATAAGGATTACCTAAGTAATATATTTTTCCATCAGTAGATCTTGTATGATAATGACCACTGAATACCTTTGCAAACTTATCATAAGTATCAGTCTCATATCCATTCATCATAACATGCCCACGAGTAGCAGTGAATCCATTCAGTTCTAAATGACCAAAAACAACTTTTGCTTTAGATGCTTTAATACGTTTAAACGTTTCATCTTCATTCTCCTTGCAAATCCAAGGAACCATTAAAGTCTTTAACCTACCAATCTTAACCTCTGTTGTATCAGAATAACAAGTTATATTAGGATACTCTCTAAGTAGTAGATCTATAGCATTTACTTCGTTGGTATTCTTATAATAAGCAGTATGGTTACCAACAATAGTATGGATAGTATAGGATGTAAGTCTATCATAATAATTATCTTTTGCCCATTTCAGAGCAGCAAAATCTATACCCTTCCTATTATCAAAGGTATCTCCCATATCAATAATGGTATCAATACCTCTCTTCTCTAATTCAGGAAAGAATATATTGTTATAAAATTTTAGAAAATAATCGTGGAACAATTTGGAATTCTTACGAGCACCAAAATGTTGATCTGTTATTATTGCTACCTTCATTGATAACGAGTCTTGGAATGAATAGAATCTTTTATACTATTATAGTCAGAATAGTTCCCACCTTCAGTGAGACTATCGTCATGAAAGACTTCTTCATAACCATTCTTCTCAATAATTTTGTTTTTAATTTCTAACTGCTTCTTTTCTTTTTGTATCCTACGTAAAAACGCATAATGAATAATCTGCGTAAAGTAAGCAAAAGGATTTTGGGATTTCTCAGGATTAAAATTATGTATGTATTGAACGCAATTTTCGATTCCATCAGAGATCATGTCATCCTTAAAGATGTAATTAACAAAATTTGGTTTAAAAGATAAATGAGTTGCTATCTTTAAAAAACATTCACCTAGGTAATTAGTAATCCTAGGTTTAGGTTTACCCAATTCCTCTGCTTCAGCAACATCCTTTTTATATAAAATTAAGGCAGCAAGAAATTCCTTATTATTGACGTAATGAATAGATCTTTTTCTTTTTGTTACACCAGCCATACGAATTTCCTTGTGTTGAAGTAATTATAACATCTATAAGGGATGAGGACAACTTGACAAGGTATCCGATTATGGGTACAATGTGCCTGTCAAGGTTCAAAGGGTTCTTATTGGTCCTTCTCAAAGAGCTTCTCTAAAACCTCTTTAGTATCAGCGACGTTACCTTTATATCCCATCTTACCATTAATCTTTTTCCTGATCCCTGAGGGATCTTTTTGTTGGGCATCTGCTTCTCTTACCCAAGCTTGATACATCATAATCATCTCAATATCCTTAGATTCGCTAACAGTCATAACATTATCCATATCAATAACAAACATATCATCCTTAGTAGTCTTTAACCAAGGTTCTAGTTTATAACCACTTAAACCTCTAGGTCCGTGAATAGATTCTAAAGTGATAGGATTCGTTATTAATAGTAGTGTTTTATCTTCTTCATAACAGGGAGCAACCTTCGTGTAAATCTCTTCACCACTCTTGAGTTTAATTGTTGCGTAAAAATCGTCTTCCATCACTGTCTCCGTACTACTTTATTACCGATAACCAAGTAGTCCATATTCATATTTAGAAATGCTTCAATAGCATCTTCAGGACTTTCAACAATCGGTTTACCAGAATCATTAAATGAAGTATTCAAAAGTATAGGTAGACCACTCAACTTATTATAGTGTTTTAATAGAGTTGCTAGTTTACCCTCCTCTATAGTTTGGATTCTGCAAGTGTTGTCTTCATGAACAATTGCTTGAAGATTTAATCGTTTATCTTCTTTAACTGTTTGTGAATACAACATATAAGGACTGTCTATTGCTTCTTCAAAGTAATCGTGAAGATACTCTTTAAGCATAACTCCAGCAAAAGGTCTCCAATATTCCCTATGTTTTACCCTGGAGTTTAGTATATCCTTGTTCTTTTTATATTTAGGTGACATCAAAATTGATCTTGAACCTAGTGCTCTAGGACCATATTCAGATCTACCTTGGAACCATCCTACTATTTTATTATCATCTAGGTACTGACTTACAACATCATAGTCTAGTTCATCATATTCCAATCCCCGCAAATCTATATTACTCAAATCATATTCTTTACCCAAGAATGCTAGGTTACTAGGTATCTCTGGATTCTTAGTGCCATATACAGCAGCACCATAACTTAAACCACAATCATTTACAAACGGAGTGATATGGAAGTTGTGGTCTTTAAATTTTTCAACAATCTTTGTATTAGCAAGTATATTTAAGAATACTCCACCAGTTAAACAAACATTTTTTTCTAAGTATCCTCTTTGTTTTAAAACATCTATTAAATCTATTACTGAATTCTCTATATTATATTGCAAAAATGCTGCTTTATCCTCTGGTCTTTTACCATGCATAGCAAATGGAACTGCTTCCATTGTCCTATACTCAACTATGGGAAGTCCTACATTACTAAAACCATAGTCTTTAACATGGAACATCTCGTCCCCATAGGCAGCGAGTCCCATTACTTTACCAGAATATGTTTCAACATATCTATGATCTAAAATATCAATCTCTTTACCTATCTTGTCACAGTATATTCTATGTGACCATAGTTGATGATATCTACCATACTTACCATCAGCAGTAAAATTCCTGAATATATTCTTCTCTTTATTAAAGTAACCAAAAGAAAAATGTTCTATAAAGTGTTGGGTATCCCCTACAACAGCATAACTACCACCACCATCTAAAACAATATAACATCCGTCATTTACGTCCCATGAATATATTGAGGAATAAGCATGTGCCTCATGATGAGAGATATATTCAACTTCAGCATTAGGAAAGATAGCAGTTTTTAAATAATTATCAATACCACCATTACTAAATTCTTCATAAAATACTCGTGCTCCAACAAGAGGAACCACTACTAGATCTATATCATCTTCTGTAAGATTAGCAGTAGATAAGCAATACTTAATAGAATTTTCTGGGAAGTTTCCATCATACTTGTACTTGGTTAACCTCTCTTCTTGTATACTACAAACATGTTTTCCATCTACAAATAGAGTAGCACCTGCATCATGAACCCATGTTTCATCAGAATGACTATCCCAGCCTATAGCACCATACAATCCAATTACATTCATTTTAAATTCACCGATACAATATCATAATTAAATTTTTCTTCATTGTAAATCTTTATCCTTTCAATAAGATGGTTTAATGTGTAATTCTTTTTTGATCCATAAGTACAATCATCAGATATATCATACAACATTGCTTTAGTCTTAGTATTACCCTTTCTAAGTACCCTACCTATAGATTGTAAGTTACGTATTCTAGACTTAGAAGGTGATGCAAAGACTACATTGTGCAAATTCTTAATATTAATACCTGTCGAGAATACTCCATAAGATGCAACAATAATAGCATTCTCTTCACAGTCTACAATCTTTCTTACCTCTTCTCTCTCTTCAGTATCTACTCCACCATGAACAAAGAATATTTTTCTTTTTGTAAAAGAAGATGATTGAATTAATTCAAATAAGGGTTGACCATGTGCTTCAACTCTTTGGAATAACACAAGTGTATTACCTTTTAAATCCAAAACTAAGTTTTTAATAAAATTATTTCTTTGTTCATGACCAATGAGATATTGAACTTCATCTTCAAAAACTTCAAATTTTTTAGGAGGATGTTTTAATACAATGCATGTAATATCCAACTGTGCGACATGACCCTTCTCCATTAATTCAGCAGTTCTAGTTACCTTATAGGATGGACCAAACACTCCTTCTAAGACCCACTTATGGGTCTGTGTTCCGTCTAAAGTACCAGTGAATCCAAACCTATACTTAGCGTTGTCCAACTTCGTCATTATAGATATTAAGGACTTACTTTTAAATAAGTGAGCTTCATCACCAATAACAACATCATAATCTTCAAAGAATGGTCGATCTAATTTATAGATAGATTGCCATGTAGTAATAGTAACTGGGAATTCATTCGTCTTCTCTCTACCCGAATATATACGGTGACAATATGAATCAGGAACCCATCCATAGTCAGCAAAGTCCTTATACATCTGCTCTACAAGCGATGTCGTTGGTACAACTAGAAGTATTTTTTGGTTCTTACTTACAAAATACCTTACGATTGCGTAAATCATCAGCGATTTGCCAGAAGCAGTGGGAGATATCAATAATCTTCTATTATGCCTTAAAGCATCATATACTCCCTCAACTTGATAATCCCTCACTTTCAAATTAGTAATAGATGTTATATAATCCTTTACCCCTTCTCTAGACACTCCTTCATTAATCTCAAAAGGAGAACCATAAAATTTATTTGCTTCAAATTTAAACTTATAATCTCTACTAACACAAAAAGATACTAAACGATCCAATAGACCAACATAAAGTCTTTTAGATCGCAAATCATATAAATGAATTTCTCCATTCCAATTCCTACCACGATACTGTGGCATAAACTTTGCGTTTGGAACTTCAAATGTAAAATGATCCCTTAATTCATAGTCAACATGTGGTTCAGCTACTATTTTTAGATGCACCTCATTTAACTTATGAATAACTACATCAACCATAACCTGCTTGGAATTTCATAAATTCAACAGCATTCTTAATCTGGTATGTTCTATTTTGAATAACCCTAAGTATACTTTCCAAATAATTTAAAATAGTATCATAATAATCTATTTTTAAACTAACTGAAGATAAACTCTCGTCTGCGTCTAGGTATTTTTGAAGTGTGTCTTTGTCTCTAATCTTTTTAGGGAAGGGATTCTCTGTGTAAACCTCAGGATCTGCTTTTCCCGTGAAGTATTCATACCGCTCATGACGAGTGTTCTTACGCTGTTGCTCTGCTTTTTTCTTTAAAAGAACTATGTTATTATAGATCTCATAGTATTTAGCATGTAATTTAGGGATATTTATAGACTCTGTATGTAAATTGTCAAGGTCAATGTTGGAGTCTTTCTCCCACATTTTCTGTATCATATCAAGGTCAAGTGTCATCCATCAAATCCTCCATCTTGTATCCACTTCTTTATCCACCTTGGTGCATAAAATATTGCAAAAGAACCACCCCAAAAGGTTGCTAACACTGCTATGTGAAACAATCTATTGGGGTTTAATATTAATCCTAGACCTACAAGGATCATCCAAGTATAATCTAAAGTACCATGAAATCTATACCAAATATTTTCACCGAACTTTTTAATAAATTTATCTCTTTGTCTTGCGAACCACGGTGATACGTGCCTCATCATAACGAATCCTTCATTGAAGAACATGACAAAGAATCCAATCCAAAATATCATAAAGTTTTTCCCTCTGGACTTTGTATCTTATAGAAAGTATACTTGAAAACTGCCTCTGCTGTAAAGTACTCTACGTCTGGATTAGTAGCATCAAATGATAGATCTGACAATGCTATTGGGAACATATCATTAAACTGAACTTGGAATTGTACTCTTTGATTACTATTCAATGCCTGTAAGGTTCCATCAGAATAAATGTCCATCGACTTTGCTTGAGGTTCATTCTGCTTATTAGTTCTTTCAAGTCTAGCAACTTCATTTAATGTTTCTGGATAACCTAAACCACGCATCCAGTTTTGTATCTGCATATAATTTTCCAAGTCTTCATCAACTATAAACCTTAGAATAAAATCCTCAAAGAACATCTTATCACCAGGAACATCAATATCCTTTAAGTAAGTTGGTTGTACTGCTACACCTAATTGTAAACCAGGAATATTTGCAGAGTTTGATAAGAATGATACCTTTCTAGCTCTACTCAAGGTAAATCTAAATCCTATAGAGGATAAGAAGTTCCTGTTAGATAACTGATTGGTATAGAGATTTCTAGATTCTGCCATTTTACATATGTGGTTTTAAGTAATTAATAAAGTAATCAGCAATTACAGAATGTTGTTCTGCTCTAGGATGATACGTGTATGGGTCAACTAATTTATTATTATCTGCAAATTCAAAACCAGTTTCAAGTCTATCATTATCGAAGTTAAGACATATCAAAGATAAAAGATCTCTTTTAGATCTTTTTGAACCAATAAGATTATTTGGTTTTATACTATACTCCTTAGAGATATAGGTATCATACCAAAAATTAATAATGGTAGGTTTTATTCCATTATTTAACAGTTTAATATATTGATTCCAATGAAGGATATCTAATTCCAAGTCTTTTATAGTAGCACCATCTCGTTTTAAACTAGTAAGACCCCATAAAATTATTATCTTATTTTTAGTCTTAGTTAATTCTTGAAATTTTTTACCAATAAAAAACTTTTTAGCAGATTCAAATTGTTGTGTATTAGTAGAGTCAAAGGTACTAAAATTTAAATGATCAATATTAAAATGATCTACAACCTTTTTTCTCCATCCTTTTTTCCAACAAATGTCTTCATTACGTTTGAATAATTCTTCAAAACGTATCTTGGTCATACCTTTTGTATAACCAGCACCTTCACCTACAGTCCAACTGTCACCAAAGGTTATTAATATAGTACCACTATTTAGGTTCATCAAACAACACTTCATCCATATATCTATCTGCCCATTCCTTACTGAAGCACCTCTCAAGGATACCACGAGTCTTATCGTTCTTCTTCTGCTGATTACAATAATGTAATTGTGCTTTTAATCTTTCTTCTCTACCTTCAGTTGGTTTTGCTTCCATAACTGCTAAAGTGTAAATTTCAAGGAATGATTCTACAGCATTAATAAACTGAGATTCTTCTACCTTATTAATAGGTCTAATAAATTTACAATGTGGTGAGAATATACTTCCCCATTCAGGTAGTTTTCTTTCTTCTTTAAAATTAAAAGATGTGCTTATACGTTTTAACTTCTCGGTAATGGTGGGAGAAAAGTCACCAACAGGTGATAAATCAACGATAGCAGCCCCAACTCCTCTAGGAGTAGCAACAACATCAGCACCAAAGATTGGTAAGTCATAATTTGAATCTGGAAAAAATACACAGTGTAGGACATCTAAAGATCCCAACTTAGCAGTTTCTAAATGAATCTTGCGAAGACCTGGACACTTATACACTTCATTATGTATCTGTAACTTCTCGTCATCCATAGTTCCATAGATCTCTGACATCTCTGGACTAAGGTGTAATGGTTTAATTCCTGGTAATGAACTGTAAGAACAACGAATAACTGTAGATAATTTAACAATCAAATCATGATGATTCATTCTTTTTTTTCTCCTCAATTAATTTTTTCCATGCCTCAATTAGCATCTGTAATTCTTTAATCCTTGCTTCTGTAGATTCGATTTTTTCTTCAAGATACATCTTTAAGATCCTCGGATTCACAGTTTGGATTAATACTTTCTACCATTGTACCACCAATATCCTCTCCTGCATCCATACCCATCATCGTAGCAGCTCCAGCAAGAACCCAACCAACGAAGGGAATCCCAGTGAGACTAGGGGCCACAGCAGTACCAACACTAGCACCGACCATTTTACCTGTTCCTTTTCCTGCACCGATTGCTTCGATACACTCTTCTGATTTTGAGCTTTGTGTTGCCACTGGGTTAGATGAGTACTCAGACCCATCCACCTTGATTTCTTCTCTGATCCTAACGGTGTTGTTACCCAGTCCCAGAAAGCCACCTTTTTTCTTTATATCCCGTTCCACAAGCATCGTCTTGGGATCGTTTGCACGATAATGTATTTTATATCCTTCCTTATTTGCTTCTACTTTATAAGACGTATATGGACCAACTGGCAGATTTACTACAGGCATGGTCTTTCTATTGGCAATTAACCCAATCATACCAATGTGGGTTATGCCGAGCACAGTTCCTAAACTAATTGCTATCCATTTATTGTTTAACATAATGATCACTATCTAATAATATATA